TCATAGTCCCAACTTATCCCTCGCAATAATATAAGACTTAACAAGCTTGCTTCGTACAATGTCTTCTGCATGGAATTCAATGAAATCGAACTCTCGCATGTTGCGAATTACTTTCATAAATGATGCTAGACCAGACTCTTCTTTGTAGCGTTTGCTTGTCAAATCGTCCTGCTTAACGTCACCACAGAAAATAATTCTACAGTTCTCACCAACACGGGTCATTACTGTATGTAGCTCACCGTCTGACATATTCTGTACTTCGTCTACAACAATTACACAATCATCAAATGTGCAACCACGTAAGAAAGATGTAGATTGAAACTCAACCATACCTTTCTGTTTTAGAATCTCATACGCATCACCACGATTGAATAGCTTAGTCGCAATATCATAGTATGCTGATTCATACACAGCCTCTTTCTGTTTTAGTGTACCAGGCAAGAAACCTTGATCACGTGTAGGTACAGTCGAGCGAATGATAAACACCTTGTTTTGTTCACTGCTCTTGTTTGTGATCTGTTTTAATGCAAAATAAAGTGCTAGAAAAGTCTTACCCGTACCAGCGATGCCATGAAGCATCAAATTGTTACCGTAGTCCCATGATTCAAATGCATGACTCTGATTGTTTGTCATCGGTGCAATGCTTTTGTTCATCACGAACCCAGATGTTAGATTACTATCTCCGTCTAGAATACCTTGTTGTCTTAGAACTCTTTTCTGCTTTTTTGTTAGTCTTTGTTGTTGTGCAGGCATAGAAATTACTATCCTTATCAGCGAGTTTGAATTGTAGAGTCAGTTTTTCCCTTTGAGTTTCCTTTCTTAATGTGCTTCAAAAGGGAGTTAAATTCTTGGTCAGTTCGCTTTACGCCTAATCGCATTGGATCACCGATACTTGGTGCGCCTTTGATTACAGTTTCAAGCTCTGGGTGGGCATCACGAAACTCAACGAACTCTGAAATCTTCATAAATTTATCAAAAGTTTCGCCAGTCTCTTTGTTTCTGAATGTATAGTTTGGCATAATATCTCCAGTCAAAGATCAAATCGATCTACTGTTATTTAGTCAAGCAACTAGCTCGTAAATATCTCGCCAAGTCTTTACTTTAGTAATCTCTTCGTGTTCATAGTCTTTAGTGAAACCGTGTTCAACCAGCACACTACGCAAGCCCATTTCAGCACCGACTTCGGCATTCTCAGGCTTATCTTCTACCCAAAGACAACCAGTGTCACGATATTCTTCAAGCGCTTCATCTTTATCAGCACCAGTATCTAGACACACAATCTTCTCAAAGGCAGTTTCGCCAAATAAATCTTTGATATTTTTCTCACGTAGTTTAGCAGCGAAGGGATCAAGGCTAAGACTAGTAATACAGTGAAATACGAAACCGTGTTCTTCATGCAGTTTCTTGATGTACTTGATTGCATCACGTAGAGGGGGAATGTAGCCGACATTGGCGCTTTCGTTAAACATCTTAACAAGCTTTTTCATTTCTGGTTTTTCGATGCCGTAGCATACGTCAAGCTTGTAGCTGTCAGCGTGAAGTTTGTTGTAACCGTGACGGTGCATCCAGCGATCAAAGCTGTACACCCAGTCAACTAGAACACCGTCGCAGTCAACAAGAATTACTTTTTTGTCAATAGTCATATTATGTAGTCTTTTCTCACTTAGTTAATCATTACTTGATTACTATATCATAGTGTAAGGAATTGTCAAGGACTATCTGTAAAAAGAATTCTTTTGTTTTTCTTTTTGCCGTCTTGCTTTCTGAATAGCAGACTTCTTATCATCGTAACGTTTTTCGTCTTTCTTCTTTCGGAACTTCTCTTTAGACTCAGCCTGAAAATCTTCGTCTTCATACCATTCACGAAAGTTCTTGCGTTTAGACATTAGCTTTGCTCTTCCTTAACCTTACGGGGACGACCACGTTTACGCTTAGGCTTTTCTTCTTTAGCCTCAGCAACTTCTTTTACATTCTCTGGGATCAAACCAGGGAATGCTTCATTTATAACAGATACAGGTAAACCTTTCAATGGCTTCTGTGCAATCACTTTACACATTAGCTCAGCATCTTCTTTGTCGATTGCTTCAAGCATCTGAATGAATAGCGCCTCACGACGGTATGGATTCAATCCATCACCCTTAAACCCTTTGACAAAGTAAGGTAGCTTACGTACTTCACGATACAGCAGACCATGAGACTCTGGGATCTCAGATGGTGTGTACGGTGGCGCAGTCTTAGGTAACAATAGCTCAAGATTAGTATCGTACATGATCTTCAAAATATCACGTAGAGGTCTAGAGTTATGCTTTTTAAGATGCTCGACCTTATCCTGTTTACTCTTTAGTTTACACGTTTCATTCACAATCTCAGCGAGAGATAATGTACTCATTTATAACTCCAATTGTTTATCTGTATCAGAAATCACTGATAACTTCCATAAGGTGTTTAAGTTTGTTCTTGATAAAGTAGTTGAACAACTGAGAACGGTCATTCTTATTCTCAGCATGAAACTCTTCAAGAATCTGTTCTTTAATGCGATCTGGTACTTCCGACAAATCGATCAGTGATTTGTTACGCAAGTAGTTACGCTTTACTTCATTGTCCATATTATTTATATCTTGCCACTCTGCTATGCGCTTTTTAGTGACTGGACGTTGACGTATACCAACAACTAGCGAGTTATCAGCAGAAAGAATATTTGGCACACCATCGCCAGAATCGCCTTTCATAATATGTTCACTCAAGTACTGCTCAGGATCAGAGTGCTTGATCCAGCGCTTACGTGTAGGATCGTACTGTTGAACGTTTGCGTACTTATGCAATTGAATGTAGTCTTTATCGCCAGAAAGAATAAGAATTGGTTCACCTGTATTCAACGGTGTACCACATTCGTGTGTGATAGTACCGATGATATCATCAGCTTCTGCCGTTTCAATCTGAATAACTTTGTATGGGAAGAATGTTTTGATTTCTTCACGAATGTTGTTTAGTGCAGTAAAGATTGCATTCCAATCTAGTTCTGACTCTTCACGATTCTTCTTACGATTTGCTTTGTAGTATGGGAACATCTGACGGCGCCAGTAGTTCTTATCGTCAGCGCAAATAATAAGTTCACCGAACTCAGCGTGAAACTTCATTCTATTTGAGCGGATTGTGTTGAGTACCATATGTCTTAGCATATTTTCGTCAACTTGTGCGTTTTGATGATTACCAATCTGAGCCATCATGCTTGAAATCATCACTTGGTTTAGATCAACCAGTATCATAATTTATCTCCTATCTATAATTCAGTCTTAACTTTATCATAGATATGTAGTCATTGTCAAGTGTATTGGTCGAGATTTTCAAGGAAGTTTTCGAGTGCTTCTTTCTTGTCAGAGTCACCAAATACCTGAAAGTAGATATCTTCTGATATCTTGTGCATTGGGAATTTAATATGTTTAGTTCGTGACAATAGCCCACGTATGGCTTCGTTGCATGTAACAATGTCAGCCATAGTGCGCTCGTCCTCCATTGGATCATATCCAAACTCCATCATAGTAGTAACAATGTCCACTATGATGGTGTATGAAAAATCGTCTATGAATTGCTTAGTTTCGTCAACCTCAGCTTTAGCGGCATCGATCTCTTGCTTTTGTTGTTTTGATCGTGCCGCTGTGAAGTCTACGACTTTCTTATCTGTCATTTGAATGCCTTAAGAATCACAGTATCTTCGTTGATTCGACCATTTGCATCACTCGCCTTAGTCTTTACTTCATTGAAGTTCTTTTTGAGTCGAGTCTTAGTACCTTTCACAAAGTCAGCTAGTAGCTCTTCAGGTTTACGGATCTTCTTCTTAGAAGATGCTTTCTCGTTTATACCTTGAACAGTTGTACCTTTTACGCTGAACCCAGTGTTAGGGTTGTCAGCTACAAGATAAGTTAGCACACGTGTCTTAGTGTTGAATAGCCACAATTCTGTAGCACCGATAATGTTTGTTGGATCGATACTAGTAATCTTGTATTCAGCAGACTCTTTCATGTACTTAACTTTAGCAATCTGTTGACCAAGAGAAGGCTTCTTAACAGCACGTGGTTTACGTTGTGCTTTCTTAGAAGCGAGATACTTGTCAGCATCAGCCATAAGAGTCTCAAAGAATTTTAGAAACTCTTTGCGCTTCTTAATAGTCATGTGACTATAACCTTCGACTAGTTCTGGCGTCTTTTTCTTGACCAGTTCCTCGATTTCTTGGTGTTGCCCTTTATAGTATGTGATAACGGCTTTTGCGATTTGTGCTGGCGCATCATTAGCACGTAGCGTATCGTAAAGAGAATATGAAGTAAGATCAAACTCCCCACGACCCCAGTCGTCAATGTGACCATCTAGTTCTCCTATGAAATCGCTAGCTTTTTCATCTACTAACTCAGCAGGAGTTTTACGTCTTGGAGCTTGTGGTGCATCTTCATCTACGTCTACTTTACGCTCTAAGCCAGCGTTAATTACATCAGCAATATTTTGCCTTACCCAATGCAAACGCTTAACATCAAACTCTGCACCGTTTAGCATCATTTTACAGACACCACATACGGTCATAGATGTACGCCAAGCTTCTGCATTTTTATAAGTGTCAATCTCTGCTTTAGTGTAACCGTTTGCTTTCATCCAATCGATTACCCATTTGACACCATCTTTGCTATCGTAGAAATAGCCGTAGTGACGTAGAGTGTCACGTACGGCTGTCTCATAGCTTTCTGGTTTTACGTTAGCCCAATCTACTGTTTCAAGACCCACATGCTTCTCTTCCATGAGTCGAGCGGCGGCAGTGTTACGTGGAATACGTGTTACTGTTTTCTTTTTAGTAGCTTGTTTAGCCATGATATCTCCAAATGTTAACTATTAATGCTGTACTGTATCAGGCACTACGGGCTCTGTCAATATAGCACGTATCATTCTGTTCCAATCATTTGCTCGGAGCTCCCAGGAGTATTTGCGAGTAGCAAGTGATACCATTCGCTCTTTAGCCTGATTAATTAACTTGATACCTTCTGGGTGACGATACGCATTGATAACATTAGTCAACATACTATATAGTCTAATGGCGTGTTCATTTGGGTTTTCTGTAAAATCATACATTTCAGTCAATCCCAAAGAAGTCTCTGGTAGAGCGCCACATGAAGAGTGTACAGGTATCAACCCACCCATCATAGACTCAATCAGTACAAGACAAGATGTTTCTGCCCAAGTTGAAGGATACGCCAGTATATGTGAGCGTTTGATTTCTTCACGAATCTGCTCATTAGATACAGACTTACTATAATTGATCTTTGGATGTGCTTCTAGTGCTTCAAACAATGATTTGTACTCAGAATCACGTTCGCCCCAACCATACAAATCAAAAGAAGAGAATACATTTAGCTCTAGATTCTCATGCTCTTGCGATAGCTGATTGAATACGTGATACAGAACGTCTAGTCCACGATGAGGAGTAGAGAAATACATCAGGCGCAAAGTATCATTTGGATTTGGTTTTTCATGCTCTTCAAAAGCTTCAACAGCATTTGGAATAACAAAGCCTGCGCTATATGGTACACCAAGATACGCTTTGTACATTGCTTGTTGCCAGTTAGAAACAAAGATCAGTTTGTGATACTTTTTCCAACCACCATCTTTTAGATGCTGTACTTCTGGATCTTGAGGTAGATCATGTAGTACTAGAATCTGTTTCTTAGATTCATCAATCTCTCGCACACGAGAATGGATGATCTGCACCTGATCAAGCAAATCTTTGTCAAGTGCAGATTCAATACGGGCGGCCATTAGCTCAGTGCCGCCACGTGCGTTTTTGTTTAACTCATTTAATTCCATTAGGGGTATCTACTCCATCAAATGTTTTAACATTAGACCATAGGAAAGAACGCCAACCGTTAGCATCTACGTCCCATACAGACTGATTAGCTTTAGGTTTTTCTTCTTTTGTTTTAACTTCACCTTTTGGCTGATACTGAGAAATAGCTTCTTCTCGCAGAGTACAACGCATTCTGCGATACTCACCGTTAGTTTTAGTAAACTCTACAACAACTTCATCAGATAGTAGACGATTGATAGCTTCACTTCTTAACATAACGAATCTCCTATTTTTTCGCATTTCGTGTAGTGTAATCTGACCACGCATGTAGGCAGTGATCTGAATATGTCACCATTGTACGTTTTTTCAGAAGCTTTGTCAAGACAAAATTTGTCAAAACCTCTGCAATAGTAAATGGTAGATCGATTAGAAAGACTAC